CTAAATCTATTGTCTTGTTTGTAAGAGCAATTGTAGAACCTGCAAGTAAAGTATTTAATTGTCCTAAAGTTGCCTTACCTTCAGTTCCGCCATCTGAAACTAAAAATAAATCTGTTAATTCTAATGTGACCGAAGTTAAATCGTTTGCACCATCAAGGTTAATAACATCAGCAACATTACCAAACTCTAAAGCACTTGCGCCAGAGTTGACTTTAATAACCTGACCAGCAGTCCCTAATGCAGAAAGACCTGTTCCACCATCAGCAAATCCTATTGTATCTGAAGTTGTAAATTCTGCAAGACCTGTTGGATCACCTGATCCATTAAATATTCCCTTTAGTGGTATTTTATCTGCCATTATTGTAATAATAGGGTTTCTTTATCTGTCCCATCCCTTAATGTAAAAGGAACAAATAAAGTATTGATAGTTGTTCCTAGTGTTGACGCATTTGAACTTGGATCTATAAATGTTGCAGTCCCATCTCTTTTAGTAAAATTAATACCACGAGATGTGCCAATTGTTATAGAGTCGTTTGAAGCGTCTGTTGAAATTGAGTTTAATCCTGTGCCTACGATAGTAAGTGTATCAGTTGTTGTATCTGCCTCTACCGTATCCTGTCCTGATACAGCGATGTTAGCAAATGCATTACCTTGTGCAGCCGCACCTGCGATCTCTTTGATAGAACCGCCATCATTGATATAAAACTTTTGTGCCGTTTTATCAATTGCTACTTCTCTATCTGTAATATCACTAGTTGTAGGTGTAGATGTACCTGTTTTAATCTTAATTACCGTCGCCATATTATCTCTCTATATAACGATTAGTATGTTCCGCCGTCTATATCGCCGTAGGTAACATTACTACCGTCTGATTGTAAAATCTTTCCATTTGCACCAAGTGATAATGCAGCCAATGTATTAGCACCACTTGCACGAATTATATCACCTGTTGAATAACTTGTTAATCCTGTGCCTCCTGAAGTAGCTGCAATTGCAGTACCATTCCATACACCAGTTGTAATTGTTCCTAATGTAGTGATTGACGCTTGACCAGGATAAGTTGTCTTAATCTGTAAGGCGTCTGAAGATACCTCAATAGTTGAATCATCAACAGCAACATCTAATTGATTACCTGATTTAGTTAAAGCTGCACCTGCAGTTATCTGACCAGCACCAGAGAATTGTGTAACCGTAATTGCAGTTGTTCCTAGTGTTGGTGTGCCATCATGTGTAAATACAAAACCATTCTCACTATTTGCAGTTCCTTGTTCAACGAAAGTAAATGTTCCGCCTGTTATTTCAGAAGCTGCGTCAGCGTCACCTGATCTAGTTAATACAAATGGGTTTGAACCATCACCAGTTGCAGTAACCACATAGATACCATTTTGTTTTGTATCTGTTTGATTTTTAACTAATACTCTATCATTTGTTGAAACGGTTACGCCATCAATTGATAATGCACCATTTGAACTTGCAGTTAATGTGCCTGCACCATTATTATATGTTGAAGCCAGATTAGCAGTTGTTGCTACTTTAACAGATTCTTTTACATCTAAACCATTGACTACATTATCTACATATGATTTAGTAGCTGCGTCTTGGTCTTGTGTTGGATCTGTTAAGTTTGTTATTCTACTTGAATTAACATCTACAACGCCTGAACCTTTAGGATCTAAAATTAAATCAATGTTTGTGTCGTCACCTTGTGTAGATAACTTCGCACCATTGCCCGTAGCAGAGTTTGTAACCTCTAAACTATTTACAGCACTAGCAGTTTGTTGAAACTTGATATATTCATTGCCGTTTGCGTCATTGATTGAACCTTCGTCAGCAATTCTAGGTGTTGTAAGTGTAGGTGTTGTTAATGTTTTATTTGTTAAAGTCTGTGAACCAGTTAAAGTGACTACTGAAGAATCAATAGCAAATGTAACCGTATCGCCTGATACCGAAGTATCTATTCCAGTACCACCAGTAAATGTAAGTGTATCTGTTCCTAATACAACACCATCGTCTGATCCTGAGTCAGCAGCAATATCTAAAGTAGTTGTTATTGAAGCTGTACCTGCAGCCGTTAAACGACCTTGAGCGTCAACGGTAAATGTTGGTATTGCAGTTGCAGAACCATATGACCCTGCCGTCACAGAGGTATCATCTAAATCAATTGAAATCTGATTGTTAGATACGGTTGTTGTAATTCCTGTATCACCTGCGATTGTTAGTGTTTCGCCTGTGTTAAATGTATCGTTTGATCCCGAGTCAGCTGCTAATGTAAATGAACTTGAAGCAGGTGCTGAGAAAGACAGATTACCAGAACCATCTGTTACCAAGACATGACCATCTGAACCATCACTTGATGGTAAAGTAAATGTGACTGAACTTCCTACACTATTGGGAGCTTTTAATGCTATGAAGTTTGCGCCGTTGTCTGTGCCTTCGTTAAATTTGATTGCGCCACCAGCAGTTGAATTATTACCTACTAGTAATTCATCTATTGCTTTATTACTATCTACAATTATTGCAGATGAAGCTGTTAGTGTGCCATGTGCGTGATCTATTAATTGTGTAAAATATTGACCACCAATTTGTATTGCTGAATTAGATGTTGATGTTGGATCACCTATATATAATCGTAATCCCGATCCACCAGCACCAGTTGAAGAGGATCCAGTATCATAAACATACGCAAGTTCCCCTTGGTTAAGACCCGAAGGTGCCGTTGCGCCTGTGGTTCTTTTAATCTTTATTATTGTTGCCATTTTCTCTCCCTATTAAAATGTGCCGCCGTTTAGTATTAAGTTACCACTTTCAGTTATAATATCGTTTCTGGTTACGAATTTTTTTGTTGTATCATCATATTGAATAATAGCACCATCAAGCAATGTGCTTGCATTTACATCGCTTAATTGTGTTAGTTTATTAACATTACTTTGTATTTGGGTAATAGATGGTGTAGTCACGGAGACATTTTGTGGTCCCGTTTGATTATTCGTGTTATTATCTACAACGGCCGTAGTATTTGTGCCTGTTGTAAATGTTGCTTCTACATCATTGACTGCCATTGCTACCCTAATATTGTTATATCACAATATTTATAATAACAAGGAGTTAAATCAAACCTCTATTTACTTGCATTTGCGTCAGCTTTAGGTGCGTCTTTTTTAAGATCAATACCTAACTCTTTAGCAATAACACCGTCATAATGTGCTTGAAGAACAGCAACCTTTTCTAACTCTAAAGTTAGTTTGATTTTTGTTGCTTGTAAATCTTGTCTGATTACGATAGAATTAAAAGTTTTAGGATTTAATTCTGATCTTTTGTAATCTTTACCTTCGATTGTAAATACTTGCTCTTCTTTAGCAGGTGTTGCTGGTGTCGTTGAGTTGATTGCTTCACTACTCATATACTATTTCTCCTTATTATACATTAGGTCTAATCGTCATTAGACCTTCAATTATTCTTGTTACCGTTCCGTTGCTGTCAGTTATATCTAAATCATAGACATATCTTGCAGGTGCTTCAAGCAATGCTGTTTGTGCAGCTGTTAAAGACATACTTACATTGCCTGTTGATCTATCAGAGGCAAACTCAATAGTCAACGCTGTTCTTGTTCGTGTTGACGCATGACCAAGTGCCATATTTGCAGTTGCCGTATAACCTGTTAGATTTAGGGCAACGCCCTGACTATCTTTTACGGTTACGGTTGAACTGAAATTTGTTCCTTGATCAATTATGTAGTTTGCTCTAGCTGCCATATTACTATTTATAACCCTTTTATCTATCTATTTTGAGAAATAATTATCTATATCATTAGGCATTTTCATCATAGACTTACCTATATATGATGATTTATAGTTTGCTAATGATCTTAATAATAATTTATCATATTGTAGATTGTCTTTATCTACATCCCAAGGCGAACCCATTGCAAGTGTAAATTTTATAGTCTTGTCTAGGTTGACCATTGTATGAGGCCATGCACCAGACATGATAAAGGGTTGTTGCAATAGATTTTCTTTTATATGATATGTTTCGTCTTGCCCATTAAAATATAGATTGTTTGTTTGACCTCTTAATACTACTCTAAATTTATGTTCAAGTGTATTGTTCGCAAAGTTTTTACGACTACAATCTATATGTGTAGGATTCTTTTCACCAGGTAATGTTGAGATAACAACAATACGACCTAGATCAGGTGCCCATGGTTGTATATTCTTTTTTATATATTCAACAATCTCTGGCAGTTGTTCACTTTCTTTTGACCATTGTAGACCACCTTTATTTTGTAAAGTATCGCCACCACTTACATAGATAGGTATATGTCGGCAGTTTCTAAACTTATCATCAAAACTATTTTCATCTACTATCTTCTCTAATCTTTCTATAAGATCAGGTGTTGTATTAAATTTAGGTAGGTCTAAATAAAGAAATGCTAAATCGTTAATCATTTTTAATCATTGGTTGTGTATATCTACTCCAAGGTGTATAATAACCTTTAATAGAATTATTGTAGTCAGGATCTTTTTTCATTATGTGAAAAGTTATGCCTAGTTTCCATTTACAATCTAACTCATTAAATCCTGCAGGTGCGTGTAATACCGAAGTGTCTTGCACTATTGCTGTCTTTGGTTCCCACTTTAAAACATCTTCAATTGAAAGGCCATCATAAGAACCTAAAGGTATATGTGTTGGCATTATCTTTTCTAATTGTTTGTGATCTCTATTTCTATAATCTAAATCTTCAACACCATACTCATCATAGGACATATGTCTTATAACATTATGATAATTAGCAAAACTATTAATTAATCTGCCTCTCATAAATTGAGTTGCATGACCTCTATATCTTTGATAAAAGGTAACATATTCACTTGACTTTATTTTATCAATTGCAATAGGTATAATTATATCTTTGTATGGTCTATAACCATCTAAATGGGTTACACTATCTGTATGAAGGCCATACGGTTTAACTGCTTTAAAGAATTGATCTCCCACACTTATAGGGTCATTACTTATATCACTATAAAAAATAATATCATCACCAAACTCCTCATATAATTTAGGTCTTAAAATATCTGATATAACTTTTTCTTTTAAAGGATATATTATATGATAGATATGATTATTTACTACTTCAACATCTTTGTATTTTTCATAGAAGTCTATTAGTGTATCTTTTTCTTTATCGTTTATAAAGTTATCTACCGTATATGAATCTTCGTATTGATCCTCAAATAATTTTACATCTGGATTATGAATGATATCCATGTTTCTTAATTCATCATCTTTAAAAATTTTGTTTGTCTTATAACTAGGCATGATATACTCTTTTATTGGTTACATCTTTATTATAATTCATTGTGCTAAATGTTGTATCAGGATTCCAATCTTCGACTCTTTTAAACATACGAATAGATATATTTAATTTTTTACTTGCACCTTTTAAATGATAGTTAGATGGCCCATGTATTATAGATGAGTCTTTTATGATTGCATTACCAGGCACATTTTTCTCAATACTATGCACCGTAAATCCTTCAAAATAAACAGGCGAAAATCTATCGCCAATATGATCTGCAACAAAGTCATAGTCAACCTCATTACCATTTAGATATTTCATGCCTGGTATATCGTATGTTTCTCTCAACGCATTTGAATAAACATTTAAACCCTTATCATCTGATCCTTTTCTAAAGTGTGTTGCTCTTCTATACATACGCTGATTAAAGTTGTATGTATATACCTCAGCGTCATTTTCAATCCATAGAGGTATCACTATATCTTTTTGTGTTAACCATTTAGGTATATGTGTGATTGCGTCATGGTGAGGGCCAAATATATTCTTTTGTTCTATAAAGAAGTCTGCTGAATGTGGCGTCTTGTCGTTATGTATCTGATCATATAATCTAAATTCGCCAAAGTGTTTTTCTATTCTAGGTAAGATTAATTCTGATACTTCTTTATTTTTAAAATCTTCTATGTAGTTAAGATTGCCACCTTGAATATGCCAACCTTCAGTTTTTATATTCTTGTAATAATAATCTACTAAAAACTTAACTTCTTGGTCGTCAAAAAACTTCTCTATTTGATAGACATCTTCCTCTGGAAAGATACCATCCCATAGTGTTTCGTTAGGATTGTGTATTGTATTGATCATAAATTTTTTCAAAAGGTATATCGTGTAATCCCATGTGAAAGACAATCCTCTCAACCGTAGGTGCTTTTACACCATGTGCTTTTTTAGTATTGATCACGGTCATGTTTTGATATAACACTTCCGTGCCATCATCAAAGTATAAAGGTCCTGTCATTTCTGTAATAGGTATTACAACACTTGATTTACTTAAAACATCTGTATGTAGAGGTAATTCACCACCAGGTAATACTCTAAAAAAATTACATCTAAAATCTCTAGGTCTTATGCCTAGATAATTCCATATCTCTTTCATTTTTCTTAATAGTGGTCTATCAAAATCTTTTATTTCCTGAACAAAGAACTTACGATTTTCCCACGACATATATTCTTTATATAACTTATTACTATCTTCCCATTTACCATTAATATATTTTTTAAAGAACTCTTTGTCGTGTTTCATATCTGTTTCAATATAATTAGGCATTTAGATCCTCTTGTGTTAAAACTGATATAATAATATGTGCTCTTGGTGTCTTACCTTTATTCCATGCACTATGTTTTAGACCTTGATTTAAAAACCAACACTCACCTGGTGCCATTGTTTGTTCATGTTTTACACCTTGTCTATCAATTACATGAAAACCACAACCTTCGTTTGTTGTTAAAGGTATATGATAACGCACAGAATAATCTGTATTGTAATCAATGTGATCGCCAATAAATGCACCTGGATCCATAATAGCAATTCTTGCTCTTGTATGTTCTGCCTTAAAACTATTTAAAACTTCTTCTATGTAAGTGCCTTTGACCCAATCTTTGACTTTGTTATAATGTCTTTCATCTAATCTACTTTTAGGTATCTTCTTTTCATAGACACGATTTTCCATTGCAGGATTATATTCTGTTAGACCTATTTGTTTATATGGCGAGCCGTTGACTTCATACTTACCATCTTTATCTTTTACAATATAGTTTTCATATGGTTTAACATATGATCTATAATCCCATGCCATCTTTCTGCCACCTAATGCCTTTGTAATCTTACTATCTTTTTCATACAATTCAGATTCAGCAACATCATTATTTACTAAAAATTGATATGCGTCTTCTATTGAAGTAAATTTTAAACCAAATGCCTTTTGTAATTTTGCACTTTTGCCACCTACTAAATCGCCATAACCTTCTTTTTCTTTTAGGTCATCACCTTGTTCTGGCATGTTTCTAACTATCTCATTAATACGCTCATAGTCAAATGTATATGGCAGTTTTTTAAATGGTGGTAGTTGTTCTCTTTTTAACATAAGTTAGCCTTGTATTGTTCAGACCCATGTGAAACTCGTATCTTATTGTCTGATACATTCCATGTAGTATTTGTCTTTTGTCCTAGGTTATATATAAACTTTTTAAAGTATCGTAAAGACTTCTCTCTACTGATAAAGATTTTAGAATATCCTAACTTCTTTGCCATATCTATTTGTTGTAAAACCATTTCACAAACATGATCATCTGCTATTACTTTAGATGTTCTTCTCATCTTTGGCATTTCATAATATCTGTTTAATATTCTTACTTCATCTTTATCAAAATATTTATCTCTTTTAAGTATAGTTGAAAAGCCTACAATGTCGCCCTCTCTCATATAAACACTAATTGCTTCAAATGTTAACCAGTTTAAATTAACATAGTTTTCATATAGAGAATCTTTTTTATCAAATGTTATCTTACTTAACTGCTCTATAAGATCAGGTCTTTCACTAGGTATAAATGTTGTGCTGATCGCAGGTTTATGGCTGTGCAAAGGTTTTAACATAATTATAAAAATCTTTAGATTTCTTTCCATGAACTAATAGGTGTATTCGTTCTTCATCACTATTGTTTTCTACATAGTGTTCATAATGTATATTTAAAACTACACTCATACCAGGTTCATATTTCAATTCTTTGTTATTTAAAATAAACTTGTTACCTTTAGGATAGGTAATACTTATATTTAAAGGTTCAAGCCAATTCTGTTCAGGTATATCAATATGTTTTGCAATATAACCTTTAGGTTTAATTACTAAAAATCTTATATCATCAATACGAGAATATGGTAAAGATTTTACCCAATTGATTGTGCCAGGACACTTCTTACCTATATCTGTTATAAAAGGTTTTAATCCTTTCTTTCTATATTCCCAATGACTATTTGTTTTATCAGAACCAAAACCATATAGTGTGACGGCACACCAATCTTTATGACCATCTTCTGGTCTGTGTATAATTAAACTATCTTTGATTTCGTTATATTCTCGTAGAATGCCATTGATCGGAACATTGAAGTCCATGGACACCCACTCTACACTACTTGATCTATTAAATTCCATTATATAAAAAGTTTTTTAGCTACTAATCCTGCAAAATCATATTTACTTAATTGTATCTGCCCAGGATTAGCGTGATGAACATCATGGTGTCCTTCACCTGCAGATAAAATTCCTATCAACCAGTTATATACTGGTTTACCATCATCATGTCCTAATGCATTAAAGATACCATAACTTACAAAACCTAAAACTAAAGGTGCTAATGTAAATACAAAAAACAATGGCACACTAATTAATAATGTTATAACTGCTGTTGCAATATGCAGTTTTAACCAATGTCTATGAAAGAACATCACACGAGGATTCTTATACAGATCCCTTACATAGTGTCTTGGTATCTGTTTGACTCGCCAATTGTTTATCAACACATTCCAAAAACCTTTATGTTTTGGACTATGTGGATCTTCGTCTGTATCTGAATGTCTGTGATGTATTCTGTGAGCACCAACCCAACCTAATGGTGATCTACTACCTGCTAGCATAGCAAGATATAGACTAAACACTTCAAACCATTTAGGTGTTTCAAATTGCTTATGAGCAAATTTTCTATGCAAACCTATTGAAAGGCCAAACATAGCAATAAATTGGTACCAGACAAAACCCATCACTATTAACATAATAATGTCCATAATTATTTTAGTTACCTATTTCTAAACTAGTTGATATACTATTGATAGCACAATGATCTTCTCTTGCAGTAGAACTGCCTGCTAAAACAGGATCAGCGATACAAGAAGCATGGTCATCAGCAGTATTATAAACAACGGTATCTGATCTATTAAGATCACCATCAGTTTCATTTAAAGTATAACTGATAATTTTTCCTGCAGTTTTAAATTCCTCTAGTTTTGCAATTACTTCATCACTAGGGTGATAAAACTCTACCATGTTGTTTGGTCTAGTTTGAATTAATTTAGCATTATAAGCCATTAATAACTCCTATTATATGTATTCTATCCTTCTTTGAAGCATTTATTGCTGTGTGCATTTGTGTCGTATCAACAACATAATAATTGCCATCAGCAGGATATTGTTTAACTTGACTATTTATAATAAAAAAACACTTGTCGTTTGTAACCAAGGGTATATGTATTCTTTTTGTAGTATCCTGATGGTATGTATAACAAGTCTTTGGTTTTAATATCATCACTCGGGTTCTATACATTTTTAGATCCTTTATGATTGAATTGATATACGGCATATCAAATATGGGTGTATCAAACTCGTGTTCTCTCTTACCAGTATTGTTAAATATCTCAGCGCCACAGGCATAAAAAGGATCTAAATTATCTTTTGTGCCTTGTAAAGCAATCTGTTCTTTAAACTCTGGTAATATTTCTAATTCTTTTTTTATCTTATCTAAATCTAGGGACA